TTTGTCCAATCTTCACTGAAAAAAAATGGAATGATGTAACTTCCCGAACTTGCATTATCACCAACGTCGTTGGTCGTCGTGACACATGTCGCCTTCGCTTGAGATTCATTATAGAGAACGTTATGAACACCGGCAATAAAAAGAGAATCTAATTTAGTCACTTCCTGACCTCCGATATAGAGAGTAAACTCGGTAGGTGTGTACGCAGAGTTATATAAAGACCCATTTGTATTACCTGCTGCGTTTATTCCCGCCGCTTCGATCCAAATATAACTCAAAAGGTCGCCCTTCGAGCGGATCGGGATAATAACTTCGTTGTTCGCGGCGAATGTACCAATATAATCCAATCTTTCAGGTTTAATGGCGAAGTTCGTGTGACGTTTATAGTTTTGTCTAAAAAAAGAGACTTCTGGGTTTCCCGTGATATAGACATCCTGGGCACCGATGGAGACAAGGTCAATCAAAGCAGCTGACATATTTACTACTATACGATATTAAAAAAATCCGGCGATAACGAAGTAAGATAAAATGGTCGTTTTCCAAGTACTCACCTGGGAAACACAAGACACTGAAGACGAACACCTGATTAGTATTTTTGGTAAAACACGGGAAGGTAAATCTGTGTGTGTGACGACAAGTTTCACGCCGTACTTTTTCCTGAAACTCCCTAAGAAAACATCACAATTGGACGTTCGTAATTTATATACAAAAATTAGTAAAGCGCGTCCTGAATGTTTAGTCGGGTACGACATAGTTCAAGCAAAAGATGTTTGGGGGTTTCAGAATAACGAACAATTTGCGTTCATGCAATTAAATTTCAAGAATTTGGAGGCGAGACGGAAGGTTAACGGGTCTCTGAAATATATGGATCTGGATGAAATTAATAAATCGTCTCTGTATACATACGAATATAACCTCGACCCTGTCCTGAGATTGATGCATAGAACCGGAATTCAATCTACGGGTTGGATGGATTCCGGTGAGGATTGTGTTCGTACGAATCTCGCACACGTAAACATAGACTTATTCTGTAATAATTGGAAAACACTTACACCGGTCGATACACCCGAAACAGCACCTTTTGTTGTTGCATCCGTAGATATCGAGTGTAATAGTTCGACTGGAAAGTTTCCCGATGCGGATGTTCGTAACGACGCGTGTTTTCAAATCGCGATCTCTCTGACACACTTTGGTTCCGAAATACCGTATGATAAGACGTGCCTCTGTTATAAGAAAACCGATCCGAACCTCGAGGGGTGTACGATTACGAGTTTTGCGACAGAGAGGGAAATGCTTATGGCGTTCCGTGAATATATAATGCGTCACGATGTTGATATCATTACCGGCTGGAACATATTTGGATTTGATATGGAATATATTATAAAACGCGCGAGAATGACTGGGTGCGATTCATCATTCTATGAATTGAGTAAGCTTAAGAACCATAGTTGCGAACTTAAATATAAAAAATTGTCGTCGAGTGCGCTCGGTGATAATGATCTTAAAATCGTGCCTATGCCCGGTAGGTTTATTTTTGATTTATTTCACGAAGTAAAAAAGGGATATAAACTTGATTCGTATAAACTCGATAACGTTTCTAAACTGTACCTCGGTGATAATAAAATTGATATGCCCCCGAAAGAAATGTTTGCGCGTTATAACGAAGGGGACCCCGTAAAATTACGTGAAGTCGCCGAATACTGTATCAAAGATACACTTTTACCACACCGCCTACTCTCAAAATTGTGTATTCTTATCAATTTACTGGAGATGGCTAAAGCAACGTGGGTTCCGTTGTGTTACTTGGTAGAAAGGGGACAACAAATCAAAGTGTTTAGTTTATTAACGAAAAAGGCGCGTGAAACTGGGTATATGGTCCCGTCACTCCCGTGGGGGTATTCGTCGGACGTTGGATACGAAGGTGCGACCGTTCTCGAAGCGCAAAAGGGTGCGTATTATACACCGATTACGGCACTTGATTTTGAGGGTCTCTATCCATCTATCATGATGGCGCACAATTTGTGTTATTCAACACTGGTGATGGACGATAGAAGATACGGAAATATACCTGGTATAACGTACGAAACGTTCGGCGACTATAAATTTGCACAAGATGTCCCGAGTCTTTTACCCAGTATTCTTTTGGAATTGAAACAGTTTCGTAAACAGGCAAAAAAGGATATGGCAAAGTCGACCGGTGCCTTGAAAGAAATGTATAATGGTAAACAATTGGCCTATAAAGTATCGATGAACTCGGTATACGGTTTTACGGGTGCGTCGAAGGGTATGTTGCCGTGTGTCCAAATTGCATCTACCGTAACCATGAAAGGTCGGAGTATGATTGACGAAACAAAGGAGTACGTGGAAAAGAATTTTCCGGGCTCTAAGGTAAGGTATGGTGACACTGATTCTGTTATGGTTGAATTTGATGTAGGAAATCGCACCGGGAAGGAAGCAATTGAGTATAGTTGGGAAATTGGTGAACGCGCTGCCGAAGAGTGCACAAAACTGTTCAAAGCGCCTAATAATCTCGAACTTGAAAAGGTATATTGTCCATACTTTTTGTATTCAAAAAAACGGTACGCGGCAAAACTATGGACAAAGGGTAAAGATGGGAATATGCACATGGACTATATAGATGTAAAGGGTCTCCAATTGGTGAGACGGGATAATACACCACACATGCGCGAAGTGTGTAAAGAACTTCTGGACGTTGTTTTGGGAAGTAGTGATACTGGACCACCGAAAGCACTCGCACTCCAACGTGCCATCGAATTAATTGAAGGTGATGTACCGAACGAAAAACTCGTGTTAAGTCAAGGTCTTTCGGATTCGTATAAGTCGCAAAATTTAGCCCACGTCCAAGTTAGAAACAAAATGCGTGAGCGACAACCCGGATCAGAACCACAATCCGGCGACCGGGTACCTTATATTCTTCTCGATACGGGTGATCCAAAGGCAAAGGCGTACGAAAAAGCCGAAGATCCTAAATACGCAAAGGAACACAATTTGAAAGTGGATTATAATTACTATTTCATAAACAAATTTCTAAATCCGGTATGTGATTTAATAGAACCACTTTTCGATAACCCAAAAGAAGAAATATTTGGCGAACTTTTGACACGCGTTAAACCAAAACGTAGAACAAAGAAAGAGGCCGCCGT